ACCATCAATCTTTGCAGTTTGATTAGCAAAATCAAAGATAACAGCGTTAGCATTAACAGTAGACTTTTTATTATTAGCAGTTGTTCCAATAGCAGTAGGATCAACTCTCAAAATACGATGAGTATTGTTTCCTTCGAGGTCAGCGATAGTTGGAGTAACTACATCACCAGGACGAAGATCTTTCTCAAATCTGGTTCTGAAACCAGTAATTTCATCATCAGTAGTATCATCAACATCAACTGTAGTTGCTTCAATAGGACGTGTATCATTAAGAATCCAGTTACAACCAAATCTAATTGTGCTAGTACCAGTAAGACCAAAGGATGATCTAACATCAGATAATTCGTAACTATGTGCCGCTTCTAATGTTCCGACATTTCTTCTATTAACTTCAAGAATTTCACCATTTAAGAAGACACCATTTACCTGCTCAAGATAAATGTAGTGAGTGTTATTACCAGTATCGGCAATAAATCCAGAAGCACCAGAAGTTTTACCTGTGATTCTAGTTCCTGCTTGATATGGAGTTACAGCATTAGCAATGTTCAGAACAGTAAACATCTGAACATCCATGAAGAACATATCATACACACCACCAGTAATGGTGGGGTTAGTTCCAAAAGCAGATGTTGCTGTCAAAGCAGTGCTTGCCTTAGACATTTGAACTACACGACATCTACCAATTCTGTTAGCACCAGACTTAACAGAGGAAGTAGCGTTTGCTGCCCAATCATCATACAGATCTAAAATCTGATATGCATCACTAACACCATCACCAGAAACTTCTGGCCAACCGTAAACATCGTAGACTTTTACAAAGTTACCCAGTGTAAAGTTGATAATACCGTTTTGACGACTTTCAAAGTCTCTTGGTTTATCTACATCAACATAACGAGGTGTCAAGAATTCATTTCTATAACCTCTAATATATGCTTTACCAGGAGAAACTTCAATTGCTAATTTATCATCTGATGCTACATTACCATCAGGAGATGTTCTACCCGCATCATACACACCATTATTAAACCCATCGTTAAGATGCTCTCTTAACTTAACATCAAACGTATCGATAACATAATCACCAGACTCTTCAAAAGTTCTACGAGCCATTGACTTCTCAAGCTCGCTATATGATGTTCTTTCAACAAAATTTTCTACAACACTATTATTAATTCTAAGCAGTTCAATAAAATCTTTATCCGCCTCATCATCAAGGAGACGTTTTACAAATTGCGTGCTAATTTTAAATCTATGAGCACCAGGTGCTGAATAATTAGATGTACCAGCAGCATTATCATTTAGAGATTCATCATCTTCTGGAGTAACAATAGATTCTAAAATCTCCAGACCAACTCTATAGGAAGGATTGCCATCATACTGATTAAGAATCAAATAATTAGTAGGAACATTTACAAAATGACCTCTAATATAATAAACACCTTCACTGATATATGCAGTAGAACCAACAGCAGTTGCATTAACAGGGAGCAACTGAGCGAAAGGTGTACCAATCTCAATCAGAGTTGTGCCGAACGTAATCTCCTTATCGGTGATCAACTGCTCATTGATTTGGAATGTTTTAAGACCCTCGGAAGAAGTTGTATCACCAGAGTCGATATACTTAACATACAGAGTGATATAACCTCTATCAGACTCTGTAGCAGAAATACTGTAAAGAACTTTCGCTCTAACACCAGTAGTAAGACCTTCAATAATCGTTCCGTTTAATTGTGTCCTGTAGGTTTCGACATCACTACCCAGAAAAGACTCTTGTAACAGAATTGCTTGAACGTTAAGATCATAACCTACCTGACCAGGAATGACCATTGCGCCATCTTTGAACAGGTGTGTTCCGATTGATTCTACCTGATTTTGCAGAACACTCTGCATCGTAGTGAGTTCCCTCGCTTGGATTGGGAATCCAGGGCGAAACAGCACTCGATAAAAATTCTTATCCTTATCGAAATCGTCGTAATAAGGGGTGACGTTTAGGTTGGTATTTTGTGCCATTAGAATTCGATTACGATTTTGATGTCTTCTACTTGGTCGTTAGCACGACTAATTGATCTCCTATTATCTATATAAACAACCTGACCGCTGTTTGGTTCAATCTCTGCTTTTGCATAACCATTATTGAACTTCATACCCAAATCGTATTCAGTGTTGTTAATGGTTCTAGAAGATGAGTTAGGAACTGCAGGGAAGTTCACGTCTGGTTGACCAGCAGCACCAGAAACACCACCGTTAATAACGTTGGATCCGTCAAACTCATTTTGTGTACCTGTAACTTCAGGGAAAATACCATCAACTGAGTTCTGATAATACTTCAGGACTTTTGTTGTAGCGTTCCAAGAAATAACACGAGCACGAGCAGTAATATTCTGTCCACCAACAACACGAGTTTGTGTAATGATTTCGTCAGGCACATAATTGCCTTGGAAAGTTGGAGGGAAAATTGCTGCCTTTGTTGCAGATACAGTCAAATCTGCAATCAACTCAGAAGTTCCAAACTTCAGAGGGTTGGTAATCAAACCGATACGACGATAATCGTTATCAATAGGGAAGTCGCCTGCACCCTCATCATAAGAGAGTTTAGCGTTAATCATAACTCGGAAAGCACCAAGTTCAATGGTGGGTTCAGCACCATGACCATTTGGAGGAGGAATAATTACATCAACTTCACCAGCAGTTCCTGTTCCAATACCCTGAATATTACTAATACTAATTTGTCCAAAGGTGTATCCTGTTCCACCAGAGGTAACAGTAGCAGAAATAATCTTACCACCATCAACAACGATAGAAACACGACCACCAGTTCCGTCACCGTTAATAGCAACGTTATCATAAGTGCCGTTATTATATCCTGTACCAGCAGAGTTAATTACAACAGTATCAATTTCACCAGCGACAGCATTTGTTTTTACTGCGTCGTTTGTGAACGCAGGCATGTAATCGTTGGAGAAAAACTTAAGGACTGAAGCGACAGGAATGGTATACATGTATTTCCAACGATATCCATCACCAGTAGTGATGATGCTAGTGGAAGTACCAGTAGGCTCAACTGTAGAAGGTTTACCATTAGGATCAGAAGGCGAGGTTCCATTATAAATGCACTTATAGACTTGATATTGTGAATTCACAACATAGAAGTCAGAATCATAAAGTTTGGTAGCACCAGAGGAAGCAGTCTTAGAAGGAGAATAATCGTGACGATACATGTCATAGGTAAAACCTAAACCACCAGTGGTTTGTTCAGGAGTAACCCAATCAATACGACGGACAACTTGAACTGTATCTGAAGCGAGAACTCGCTTTAGAGAGATCATGTCATCATAAGAATTAGAGAATTCCGCAAACGAGTCAACCGCTTGAGGTGGTGAGTTCTCATTATCCCATGCTTGCGGTCTGCCGATAAAGACATAAAGTCTGTCACGACTAGAACCCGCCGCACTATCGCTTTGAGTCGCGTCAGGACCTTCTAGAGATTTAATGAATTTTTTCGCAGAAAAAATTCTAAATTGATCAGTTAATAGAGCTGCCATTTCCTATGGGATTATTGTCCTCTTGTTTATTTATGAAGGTTACGAGCGAACGATTGTTTGATAATCGATTCTCTTGATTCTATAACTTGCACCACCATTACCACCCAGTTTTTCACCACCCAACACCGCATACCCAACAGCACCTGCACCAGTAGTATCAGATCCAGCATTTGTAAATGTGATTGTTGGGTGAAGATTGTAAGTGCCATCAACAGTTTGCGGGATTCCATAACCACCATTTGTAATGGTAACACTAGCAACCTGGTCACCTGCACCTGTCATAACAACTGTTCCTGTTGCCTGAATATCTCCAGTATTTTCAATAGTAACTGTTGGTGTAGCAGTATAGTTTGTTCCAGGATTTTGAATAAAAATATCAACTACAGTACTATCCTCTGAGAATTGATGTAACAAACCCGCATTACCAACAGCGACATTATTGGTATTGAAAGGTGTAATTGCTTGAACAGTAAGTGCAGAATTGTTTGGATCCCAAGCAACTACAGTTGCCTGAACACCAGATACATCTCCAGTCACTGTTTCATTAACACTATAATCTTGTCCGTTTCCATCATTAGGATCTAAGTAAATAGTTGCAATAGCATTGTGGTCAACACCTTCATTTAGACCACCGACAGATGCCATCGAAGCATACTTAAATGGAATCGTTGCATCTTTAATTTCATCACCAAGTGCAAATAAAGTGGTATTTTGTCCACCTACAGTTTCTTCGATACCATAGAGAGAACTGTAAATACCACCGTCAAGACTGATTTGATTAGCATAGGCGGTATTTGTATTTACCAAGTCTGCAATACCATCTCCAGCACCATCTTGCTCATCATCATCTTCAAATTTTCTATTAGTAAGGACTGAAACTGGTTCAGTTAACAAGTAAATAATATCAGTTGCATTTTCAGTTGTTAAAACAACATGTGGTGCTGCACTATTAATAGCGGAGTTCGCAACTCCAGCATCAAACTGAACAATATTATCTTCAGTAGAAGGAATACCACCATCAATAAATGCTAGTTCATCAACCTCAAAAGTAACTAAAAGCGTTCTTGTTACAGGATCCCAGTCATATACTTTAGCAACTTTACTGTCCTGATTTTCAATTCTTCTAATTAGTCTATCACCTACATTAAATTTGTAAGTTGATATACCATTTTGATCATTTTGAGAATCATCTAAAATAACACGTTGATCATACTTAAAGTTTACACCTCTGGTTAATCCAGTAAAACTTTCTTCAGTTTTTGCAGTATATGAAATTGTTTCATATCCAAGAATAAGATCGCCAGATCCAGGAAATGATGATGTACTCTTAACAAAAATAACATCATCATCAGGTGCAACACTTTTAGACAAACCTGCTAAGAAAATTGCATAAGAGTTAAATGCCTGACGAGCACGAGACTTTCTCTTAAGATTTACAAGACGATTAAAAACTACATTAGGAGGACTGGTATATCCCTGACCTTCATCAGTAACTGTAATTCCAGTAATTTGACCTTGATCAATAGTAGCAACTGCTTTTGCACCTGTACCTCCACCACCAGTTAATAAAATATAAGGAGCAGTTTGATAGAACTCGCCAGGATCTGCAAGAATAATATTAGTAACCTTACCGTTCTGATCAATTTTTGCAGAACCCTGAGCACCTTGTCCGCCACCACCTTCAAAAATTAGTGTAGGAGCAGACGAATAACTTCTACCAGAATTTAATAATGATAAACCTGTTACAGTTTGAACAGTTGGTGTTGCAGTAGCACCACTACCTTCACCACCAAGAATTTTTGCTTTAGCGGGACCAAAGAAATTATCACCATTAGAAGTCATCTTAATATAAGAGACTCTTCCAGCATTATCCAATACAACATCACCCTGTGCTCCAGCTGGGAACTCAGAAACAATAGCAGGAACAGTATCTCCTTCAAATAAAGGAGCACCATAGAATCTAGGACCAATAGCGTATGGATATACAGGATTTCCGCTGCTATCCTCTGTCATAAAATATGCATACGTTCCATTAGGATATTCAGGAGTTACATCAAATTTACCATTGTATGCATCCAAAGTACCTACACTAGAATCGTAAATATAATCTTCAACTAAATCTCCGAGCAAATAACCATCTTGAACCGTTCTAATACCAAGATTGGTGGTTGAATATGCAAAGAGATATAAAATTCTAGGTGCAGTTGCAGGCACCGTAAATCTAGTTTCTCTATTAGATGCACTATTAAATTGACTGATATAAGTCGCTAAAGATACTGCAGTTCCATCAATATAATACTCAACACCTAATTGATACAAATAATTTGTATCACCAATATCAGATGAATTACCTGTAGAATGCCAACCATTCTCAGTTTCTGAGATTAGTAAAAACTCGTCTAAATTTGTTACATTATTTTGTTGGAAGACATATGTCTTACCCCTTTCAAGATTGAGTAGTGGTGGTACAGTAGCATCAAAGTTAAATTTACCAGCATCAACAGTAACTGCATATGTTACAGTCCCTGCAGTAGTTACTGCGGCACGACCACCAGAAAGTTCTGCAGTAGTTTTTAATCTAAATGATGATACTTCTCTCGCTGCATTACCGCTGGAATTATATCCATATGGTCCGTAGATAGGATATCCATCAAAGGACATACCAAGAATCTTAGAGTGTCCGTCTACATGTCTAGATTTATCAATCGTATTAGGATCATTTGCATCCGATTGATAATATCTTCTAGTATAATAATTATTAGCATGTTCCTCATCTTCAATCTCAGAACTGAGGACCATATAACCTTCATGTCCATCATATCCAGACATGTAAGGGTGGAACTTACAATAATAATAAATTCTATTATTTTCATCCGCATTCATGATGAATAACGGTTGGAACTCATTTTCATAATCCGCAGCAGGTGCTGCAGAAACGCCTGTACTGTTGTAATACAGTGTTCCAGGTGTTTGGTTAATCAATCCATCAGGAGTCGTGCTGAACTGCATTGGGTGACCACCTGGATGCATATCTGATGGTTGATTACTCTGATCAGATAAATTCCATACAATCAGATAATTTCTCTGGACCTGAATATTTTCTGGAGCAAGATAATATTGTCCTGGTGTGAAAGGACCAAACTCTTGTGCTTCTGGACCAAAATCAATGTAGAAAATACCATTGTTAAAAACATATGGATTTCCATTAACAGTAAAAGTAAAACCATTAGATCCAAGACATCTATCTCCATCCTCAAATGATGCACCAGTAGATACATTTCTCAAATAAATTGCTGTGATTAAATTATTAGAATCCCTAATAATTTTAGCAATCTCACCTCTAGCTCCACCAGAGACTTCATCTACAATTCTACCAATTTCAATATTACCAAGTGTCTGATCAACATTATTAATTGGAAGCATGATATTATCATGCTCAACCTTTACATTCCAAACAAACTTTTCAAAATTACCCCAGTCAAATACACCATTTTGTAAAGCAAACTGATCAATAGTTTTACTTGACTGATAATATTGAATATTACCTTCGGTAACAGTGTCGTAAATATCATTACCTTTTACATAACTATATTTTACAGAATCAATAGAGAATCCTGCAGGTGCTCCACCATCAGCACCCCATTCTGGAGTGTGTAAGAGACCACCATTTGCTAAAATACCAGTTACTTTATCTTTTTGATCTACACGAATTCCAGGATTAGGTACATCTTTACCACCCCTGTAGATAAAAGTTTGATCAAAAGATCTATCTACTAAAGGACCACCACCAGGTGCTCTTTCAGCAAGGATTGGTGTAGGTTTAGGATGATTATCAGATACAATACGAAGTCTATCTGTGTCTGTAGTAAACGTTCCTGAAGTAGAAGAATTTGGATGACTTTGCCAAATTCTATTAAAATTAAAAGAATTTACAACCGTGGGTGTTTCTTGTTCGGGAACAATTTGAAGTCTTAATGGATCATATCCACGACCCCTAGTTAAAACACGAACATGAACGATTTTACCAGAAGATTGATCAATTATAGGATATAACAACGCCTCCTCATCTGGAGTGCCACAACCTTCCACAGTAAGTCTAGGTGGATCTGTTTGCACATATCCACTACCACCATCTTTAACTAATACTGCACGAACACCGAAAAACTCATCAAAGATTGGTTCGATGACGGCACCAGATCCAGGAACTGTTCTTGCCATTTATACTCAGACGATAACGTTAATAGTTCCATTCATTTGAGTATGAATGGTGCATTGATAATAAAGAGTATTGGGAGCATCCATTGGTACAGTCCAATACAGAACTCCAGTTCCACTACCAGACTGACCAGCAGTATATGCTGTTCCGCTCAAACCTTGACTAGACTGGATTCTGAATGGGTGTGATCCACCTTGAACACTGTTATCAAATGCGTAGGTCGCACCACGCTGAACATATATTGTAGGATCGTTAGTAGCACCACTGAATCCAGGTCCATTAAATGTGTAATGGTTTGATCCATCAGCATTTAATTCCCACCATGTAATAGGACTACGAGTTACCACCCACTGAGTTCCATTCCAGAACAAAGAATCACCTTGCGTGATACCAGTAACATCAGTATCAGTTAACGCTGCTAACGTAGACACAACAGTTCCAGAGAAAGAAACCGTCACAGTATCACCAGTAATTGCTGTTTGAATATTACTACCACCAGCAATAGTTAATGTATCTGAAGCAGTGTTTGCTGTTGTATTGCCTGTATCTGCAGCAATAGTTGCAAAAATATTTTGTTCACCAGCACCTGCAACATCATCACCAGGAATCCATTTGCTAGTAGCAGCATTCCACTTTAAAACCTGATTATTTGTAGGTGCCGCAGTAGTGGTATCAACGTCACTCAAAAGATCAATACTGGAATATTCAGTCGCTAACTTCGCTCTTACATCCCCCGCACCACCAGCAGTGATATTCATATTTACATATGGATTATCATCACCGTCAATAGTGAAAAAATATCCAGGATACGTTGCAGCAGCAGGAGCGTTGCCAAGTGCAGTATATTCGTTCTTATACGAAATAGTTGTTGCAACATCAAAATTGCCAGTGGCACCATCAAAGATGGATGTTACACCACCAACTGTAATTCTTACGTCTCCAGTTCCGTTAGGAGCAAGGGTTACATTACCATTACTTGCAGAAGTAATATTATTACCAGCAACATCAAGTGCAGAAGTCAGAGCATTAAAATTCGACGGTGCAAAAACTGTACCGTTATATCTCAGAACTTGCCCTACTGCAGGGTTAGAGACGGAAATACCAACAGTACTTCCGTCTCCAATAGCACCATAAAGTTCATCAAAGTTTCCGTTGATCTTAAGACCACCACTTCGTAGGGTATCACCAGTGTTATCATTCGCGGCAGAGCCGACATTTAGTGATTGCTTAGTCATTACTCGCTACATTTTTTAGTTATTTATAGGATCTCTGGATCAACAATTTCTTCTCCATACAGACTGAGGTCTGGAGCAGTCCAATCATCGGGGACTGTGCTGTCAACTTGTACTCTAGGAGCAACATAACCACTTCCCTGACTCTGAAGTGTAACACCAGCAACACCAACTAATGCGCGGATGTTACCATCAAAACCAGAGATAGAATCTAGTCTTACTGTAGGTCTGCTACTATATCCAGATCCACCAGAAGTAACATTAACTCTTGTGATATAACCGCTAGTTAATTGTGTATTAGCGATAGCACCTTGACCGAAGACAGAACCAAGATAATCGAAAGTGATTAGAGAGTTTGAAGATTCAATAACCGCAACTTCACGATTTTCGGTTTCACCCTCAATCTCCAGAAGATCATTGACCTCAACAGGAGGAACAACAACTTCGGCATCAACGTCTGCCTCAGAACCGACGTAGGAGAATGCTACAAATGTAGATCCAACACGAGGAATTTCGGAGAAGATGATTCTAGAACCAACAATCTCAAAACCAATTCCAGGTTCCTGAAGAACACCATTGATAGAAACAATAATATTATTTTCTGGACGAATTGTGGAAGATTGTACACCATCCGTGAGCGTAAGTGAATAGAAGGAATCATTACGCTTGAGGTTGAATGATTGACGTAAAGAATCAAATTCAAACGAGATATCATCAAGTTGTCTCAGTTTACCAACATAGAATCCAGTGAAAGATGCACCAAGATCGGGGGGTTCAGTAAACTGAATTTTGTCAGAGAAAGCGGTGTAAGAATTCGCTGCACCAGGAGGTTGCAGAACACCATTGACAAAGATGAGCATATGACCCTCAGGATCGGGAAGATATTGAGTTCCATTGCTAAAGGAAAGATCGAATAGAGTTTGAGTTCCATCGAAACCTCTGAAGAATCTCTTCACGCGAGCTTTCATCACTTTTCTCTGAAGAACAACAGATCTGTGATCTGCAGGACCGCGAAGACCATCTCTGTCAGCAAATGTGCCATTAACCTCTGTGATATAAAGTCTCTTATTGAGACCTGCAGGTCTGATATCTTGAATCCTTGCAGATGCTGCGCCAGCGTAATCAACCTTAGTTACGATAGTTCCAAGACCTTCCAGAACCGCACCACCAAGACCATAGTCACCAATCACATCACCGTTAGCAAAACTGCCTTCAACTTGAACGATGTAGATGTAACCATTATCAACATCAACTTCAGAGATAATTGCGTAAATGTTATTTTGCTTATTACCATTTACAACTTTGTGTAGACGGTTACCCACGGTAAAGGTTCGGAACTGCTCGTTAGAGTTGTAATTGAATCCCAGTCTTGTGTGACCAGAGGAAGCAATTTTTTCACCAACTTGAAGATCAAGACCCGCGTATTTACTAACAATTAAATATTCTTCAGAAGATGCTGGATAAACAACAGAGTTAACTTCTAAGGATCCTGTTAGAGTTTCAGTATCGACAGTTAGTACACCGCCTTGATTATTAGTGACCGCTGCTTCATTTCTTGAGAACGTTACAGGATCTGCAATCGCTCCACTAGTAAATCCTTTAAAGGGAATATCAGCGATAAAGGAACCTTTAAGATCAATTATATGTAAACGATCTTCGATCGTAGAGTTAATATCAATTGTTGCTGATGTAGCAGGTGCATCTTCAATAACTTCAATTGCATCATTAATAGCAAATGTTCCTGCGGTAACTTCAACATCCAGATAAGTAAAGTTTGTATCGCTAGTTAATCCATAGATAACACCCGTTACAGCAGCATCTGCAGTCTTTTTAATTGTTTGGTTAACAAGGAAAGGTCCGTTTTGAATACTAGCATTTGTGAGACGGAATCTCTTATACACCTTGACAACTTTTCCTTGATTTTCAACGATTGATTGAACTTCAGCACGAGAGTTAGAACCAAGAGCGTAGATAAAGTCAGAACCAATAACTTCGCCACTAATACCAACGGGAATATCACGTTCACCATATTTTTTAGTAAGAGTTGGAATACCATTAACAGTTGTAATAGTAGTGTAGTAAGCACTAGATCTTAACTGCTCAGTAATAATATTCAAACTCTTCTTGGCAACACCAAAGATAGAATTTGGATTATAATTTGATGAAATACCAGCATCATAGAACTTAGTAAATCCTGCATTGGGAGAAGGATTGGCAAGTTGATTATTTAATGCCTGACGAATATATTCTTCAATCAAACTAATTGAATATTTCTTGATATTGAATTCTGCATTCGCATAGAATTCTTCACCAGATTGAGAAACATAAGTTCCAAGTGCTGAAGATCCTAACTTAGCACCCCAAACAAGGAATCCAGGATTACCAGCGAGATCAAGAATGTACAACGATCCTGTATTGCTAAGGAAAGAATTTCCAGGACCATCATCATCGTAACGAGAAGTGCCGTAAAGTTTTGAATTAGAAATTGCTACAGCCCAACCAAACTGATCAGCGGATGATTCATCTCCAGAAGTGAAGACCGTTTGATTAGTTCCATCCAGATCATAAAGAACGACAGTACCAGAAGAACTAGGTTTACCAGATGCTTCATCAGATCTTGCACCAACTGCAAGTTTACCATTACCAATCGCAACAGAGGAACCGAAATAATCACTACTTCCAACTGTTGATGGAGGAGTTAGACTTATCTCACCAGAACCATCAATATTGTAGACCCAAGCAGCACCTTTATTACTGGTCCCACCAGGATCAGCATAGGAAGAACTGACTAAGATCTTACCCTCACCAACTGCAACCTGTCTACCGAAGTTTGCATTTGCGTATGCACTGCTATCAGTAATTTTAACTTCACCTGTGCCATCTAAGTTATAGACATACACAGAACCAGATCCACTCTGACTATTGTCATCATCATAAGGGGAACCAACAACCAGTTTATTGTTTCCTACTGCAACAGAGTAACCAAAGTAATCATAATCTGCTTCATCCGAAGCAGTAATTTCTTGAATAAAATCACCAGTATTTACATTATATACCTGAACTGCACCTCTTCGTGTTCCATTGCCAGATCCAGGATCTCCATAATTACCAACAAATAACTTATCTCCACCAATCGCTATCGAGTAACCAAAGTAATCGTTAGTTACAACATTGTTGGGTTTGATAACTCTGGTTTCATTTGTTCCATCTAAATCGTAGATGTATACTGCACCAGCATTACTTCTAGAACTGTGGTTTTCATATGGTGCCGCAATCGCAAGTTTATTATCACCAACTGCCACTCTAAAACCAAAGTAAGCACCAGATTGAACTACAGATGGTAGAATCTTAATCTGAGTATTAACGGGATCACTTTCAGAAGAAACATATGCAGAACCTGAAGAGTTCTGACCACTAATATCATCATAAGGGGCACCGACGAGTACCTTTCCGTCACCTACTGCGACTGAGTATCCGTAATAAGAATTGGATGCGATAGTTGGATTATTTGGTCCATCAAAACCATTAAGTTCAATAGAATTAGAGGAAGCAGTAAAGGACTGATTACCATTTAAATCCTTCATAATAATTCTAGTTCTGAAAGTGCTGAAACCAAATCCAAATCTAACGGTGAGGTATACACGATACCAACCACCACCAAACGGAATTGCACCATGATCAAGGACAGTAACAGATCCATTAGATTGATTGAAGAGTGAACCAATAGATCCTGTGACAAGATCAACATCAAAGAATACCTGATTAGATCCATCAAGTAATGTGTTAAATCTAATAGAATTATACTGTGCTGCCTTAATAAAGATAGATGTGCTATATGTTTGAGTATCTAAATCAGCACCAGTATCAAATGTAGTGGTTCCGCTATCAAATCTAGTTCCCGTTCCGTCAAATGTAGTGTAAGAAGACAGAGAGTAATCTCTGTGCAATTCCTTAGTTCCAGCTACATCAGTAGTAATACCAAACTTATCTGCAGTATTTGTATTATCTGGAGCAAGACCAACATTAGGAGTTACTAGAGCTCTAGTTGCAACCCATCCAGAATTATACTGTTCAGGATTTGTCCACAAATTAAGACTTGTTACTGAACCCTCAATCAAAGAGGAAATGCCAGCAGCACTCTCAATAGTTCTTACAGTAGAAATATTATTATACCAAGGATATGTGTTACTAGGAACAAGATCAACAACACATGTAGAAAGTGTGAGTGAACCAGTCAGAGTATCACCAGTAACAACATTGCCACCCGTAAACGTGCTGGTAACTAGGAGATTACCTTGCGCGTAAAGTACAGTCGCTGTATATCCATTACCAGTGGTGACGGTTTCACCTTCTGAGAAATTACCAACTGTTGAAGAAACTGTAAGACCATAAGAATCGGTAGACTCAGTAGTATCAGTAGTCATCAAATCATATTGAATATTATTCAATAATTCATCGACAAACGTATCATACTGCCAACTTCCAGAACCAAACTGAGTTCCAATAATAGAAGCAAGTTCTGCTTTGTAATATGCTTTGTTAAATCCAATATTCTTATATCCAGATCTTGCTTCATTACCACCAGGTGTGATTGCTCTTAGAGCAATATTTACAAGTTCGATCATGTCACAAGAAACTTTAACCTCATCGGTCATAGTCAAAGCGTCACGATAAGCACTGCCATTATTGTTACCAACGCCAGCATATACCGCTTGATATTGATTACCAGTTACTCCCTCATTATTGTTGTAAAGAAGATTTAATATTGCAAACTCAGCAAGTTCCTTAATTTGCTCAACTGCAAAGTTAAAGATGTAAAGTTCGTCAGTAACAGTGATGACTTTCTTCTGAGCATCTAAGAATAATTCAAGTTCAGCAATAGTGCTGTTGTTTCCACCAGTTTGAAGATCAGAAATAATTGCGATAATGATATTCTTAATATAAGAATCATAATCTCCAGAGTTCAGAGTAAATGCTTGATAAGTATTGCCTCCAACTGTATATGTGTTCTCGGCATCAATTCTACCAACAATCTCTTCTGCAATATAATCTCTATTGAAATAAAGTCTATCTGCAGCAATATTATAATCTTCGTCAGTAGGTGCAATGATATCATTAATGGTCTGGAAAAGTGTGTCGATTGCAGACTCAACGTTTGCACAACCACCCGCTGTGCTTACTGCGTTTGCAGCAGCACTTACAAATGTATGAACATATTGATCAGATGCAGAAGACGCACCAACATTTACTGTGATTGTTGTTGCAGTAGTAGCAATAATCTCAAGTTTTGCGCCAGATGCAGGATCAGTTGTTCTTGGATATGTGTGGTTTGTAGCATTACTATTCTGTGAGCAGGTAAACGTCAGAGAATTATCTGCAATTGTAATACGGCGTCCTAAAGCAAGACCATGTGTTCCAATAGTAAGAACCAGAAGACCATTTGCAGGATCATAAGTTGCACCTGTAGGTGTGAAATTAACTACAGCATCATTAGTAATACCCCAATCACCAGTAATAATGTCATCTGTATTATCATAAGTTAAATCTCCATTAATTGCTTGCTTAGCATATACTGCAAGACGATCATGAGCATAGACAGACTGCCAAACTTGCTTACGAATATGTTGAAGTTCGCCATTTGTATTCACATAGAACTTAGAAACAGTAACAGTATTTGCGTTGCCACCAAATTCTAAATCATTTGCAACTTCTGCAAGAATCAATGCCATATCAGTCTTACAACGGAGTGTACCGTCACCACTACCATTTTGATTTCTAGGCATCTCTGTTGCAAGATCGGGATATCTAGTGATCAGATCATATGCAGCTTTATCTACAATAACAGCAGAGTTTGCACGAATCAGATTTGCAGCATCACGATATCTGTAACGAGCGTCAGTATCAATTTGATGTGTGTAGATATAATCATCCGTTCCATTATGAGCAGTTGCAGTCAAAGGAACTTCATAGAATGCATCAATTCTACCACCAATAAATTCACGAGCAGGTTCAACCTTAGTAACAACACCAAGGTGATCTCTATTTGTATCATTAGTAGTGGTTCCGCTACCTTCTTCAATAGTGTCAATAATAATGTCCATGAGGTTATTGACAGCAGACTTAACATCAGCACAATCACCAGATGTGAAATTAGACTTCTTGATAGCACCAGTGGTTGCACTGATAAATTGGTGAGTATATTGTGCTCCGCTTGGAGATGCACCAACATTCACAGTAAATGTATTAGTATCCGCTGCGCTGATTCTCAGAACTTGATTATATGCGATTGGATCAGAAGGTCTTGGATGTACAATAGGACACTTGTAACCATCACTAGAACACTTAAATGTCAAAGACAGTGGTTCAAAGTATACAAAGTCACTGGTTGTCAATCCATGACCATTTGATGTAATAACCATATCGCCAGTAGCAGCATTATAGTTAATAGCAGTTGGAGTATACGCTGTTAAGGTTGCATAATTTGATTCAGTGATAGTTGTATCAGTAATCTGTCTCAATCCATGAGATCCCTGAACAGTAATCAGAGCATTGTTAATAATGCTGTCAAGCAAAGTCTTTGTTGTATTGTGTGCTGTAATCAACGCCGCTTCTTCACCAATAAATGATGTTAGAGAAGTAATAGGTAGAGTTGTTCTATCAACAAATGTATTTGCTTGATCCCATGTATGACTGTTACTTGCATTTCTAATATCTTGTGCAACTGCACTCATTGCATTCTTAAGAGGTGCTAAGAATGCCGCACTAGAAGCACCTTGAGTAAACTGATAAACTGCAACTTTACCACTACTGTTAACATTATTAGTATCTGCATTATGAGCACCAACAACAAATCTATTAGATCCAACATCCATGCTTTGAGGATCTGAACCCCAATAATCGAAGTTTGCTGCTTCCGAAAGAGGAAGTTTAATTTCATTCGTTCCGTCTAAATCATAGGAATAAATGATACCTGTTCCACTTCTACCATCTTCTTCTGCATATCTTGCAGCAACAAAGATCTTATCTATACCAACTGCAACAGCAGAACCAAACTGATCACCCGTAGCAGCGTCAGATGGAGTAATAATGATTTCATTAGTGCCATCTAAGTTATAGACGTAAACTTTACCAGATGAACCTCCAGAAGGATCATCATACTGAGCACCAACAACAACTCTATTACTTCCGATAGCGATTGAACGACCGAACTGATCATTATTGGTTCCATCAGATGCAGTAAGTTTTACCTGACCTGTACCATCAAGGTTGAAGACATATGCTGATCCAGAAGAACTTCCGTTATCATCATCGTAAGGAGCACCAACTGCAAGTTTACTATTGCCGATACCAATCGAATAACCAAAATAATCACTAGTTGCTCGATCAGAAGCAGTAACTTTTACTTGATTAGTTCCATCAGTATCAAAGACATAAACTGCACCACGATAATTATCATCACCATATGCACCAACCGCAACTTTATTATCTCCACATGCTGTAGACCAACCGAAATATTCGTATGATTGAGCAGGTGAAGGTGTCAATGTAACTTGATTAGTTCCATCTTCATCAAAGATATATGCTCTACCAGATTGTGAACCATTGGGATCGTCATAAGGAGCACCAACAACAATCTTACTACTACCAGCAGCAACAGAATGACCAAATCTATCATTTGTTCCAGATGCTGAAGGAGCAAAGACCTTAATTTCATTTTCACCATTGAGATCAGTGATATAAATTGCACCTCTGTTATCAAAACCACTATCATCAGCACCAAAGGAACCTGTTACGATTTTATTAGTTCCTACTGCAACTGAATAACCATAATATGTGAAGGAATTATAATCTGATGCACGAACGATTGTAGGTTGATTGACAGTATCCAACTCGAATGGTAAAGAACTTGCTGTTCTATCTGCAACTTCTCTAGAAACGAAGTCCAAGTTAGATTCAATCAAATCTGCAGCATTGTAATACCTGTGAATTCTACCCTCATATCCTCTAGGAGAAGTTCCAACATTTACAGTGACTGTAGTTCCAGTTACTGCGGTTACATTTAGCGTAGCACCAAATGCAGGATCGGTTGAACGAGGATATGTGTGATTTGTAGCAAAATTATCTCTATCACAAGTGAATGTTAAGGAGTTTGCTGCAATGGTAAGTGTAGAAGAAGTTGTGTAACTATGAGATCCGATTGTAAGTACAAGATTTCCTGTAGCAGAATCATAAGTTACATCAGTTGGAGTTTTATTATCACCATCAATAGTAACTGCATTTGTAGAGGCACTTACGAACTGGTGAATTCCACCATAAAGTTTGCTGGACTCAGTGATAGCATCATTATTAAAGTATTCATAATTTGTAAATGCTTCAGCACCCGACCAATCTTGAGTATGAGTATCACCATAAGCACCATCGAAGTGAAGAAGTAAAACTGTATCAGTATCTCCTTGATGCATCTTAGGAGCAGTGAATGTTGATGTATAACGAGCAACAGTAGAAACCCTGAGATCGTCAACATAACCAGCCATTACCTGTGATGTAGTGTCATATGCTGCACCAACAGTAATAGGTTTGGTAGATCCATAGTTGTTGCTATCAGTATATGTGCTTCCTTCTTGTGTTCCGTTCAAGAACATCTTAGTAGAAGTTCCAGTTCTAGAAATAGCAACGTGATACCAAGTATTAACTGCAAGAGCACTAGCACCAGTAATTCGATTATTACCATTTACATAATAGTTCAGACCTGTTCCAGAGACATAGAGGTATGGAGAAAGTTCAGTTCCAGTAGTTCTAAAGTCGATGATACCCTGAGATCCAGAAACACTGTTCAGTTTAATCCAGCACTCAATCGTGAAATCACCTGTACCAAAACCAAATTCAGTAGAAGTTGGGATTGTGATATATTCATCGATAGGAACTGCACCAACGTTGATTGTAATTGTTGTTGCAGATACTGCTGAGATATTGCGTGCAGAACCAGCAGCAGGATCAGTGGAGCGAGGATATGCCTTATTGGAAGTATTGTTATCTTGAGCACATGTGAAGACTACACCATCATTTGCAATGGTAACGCTATCTGATGTGGTAAGAGAGTGCGTGCCAATCTCAATAACCATGAGTCCTGTCAGAGGATCATATGTGGTTCCTGTAGCAGCAGTGAAAGGACCACTACCACCGCCAGTGACAGTGATGGCATCAGCAACACCACTTACGAAAGTATGGGCAGAAGTTCCAGGAGACAATGCAAGAGCACCACTACCATACTTTTTATTGTATGTGTTGATAGTTGACTTAACAAAGTTAACCTGATGATAATCAGCACCATTTCTTTGACATCTACCAATCTTGCCAAGATAAATTGTATTTCTTGCTTGACTGAAACCAATGATTTCTGCTTTGGTATCACGGGTTCTAATTACATCACCCTCACGGAAGAAACCATCGCCCTGTTTATCAGTAAAGGTTAGTTTTCTAACAGTAATTTCATCGCCTGCAGCAAATTCACCAGTGTTGCTGGAATAATTGAATCTGTAATTTCTAATAATTTCATTATCTTGGAATGTTCCAGTAACATTGTCATAAGACAAGATATTATTACTGATAATTTCGTTATTGGGGAAGTCAGAGTTAAATGCTAAAGTTGTATCAGTGAAATCAACAATATTAACCTGAGACTTAGAAATATCATCTAGAATAACATTAGGATATTCAGTAGACGTTCTTCTATTGAATAGAAGACCGAAGAATGAAGATCCATCAGAGATATTGACCTGTTCAATAAATGCTTGTGTGCTGGGATCTTGATATGCAGATGTAGATGTAACTTGAGCAACAACACCAGATTTTGCACCAATAATAGTATCATTTAACTGAATGTCGAAGAGACCTACAGTAGACTGATATGTACCAGTTGTCTTACTAAGAGTAAGTGCATTGGTTATGGAAATATCAGTTCCATAGAAGGGAGTGTCTTCTTGATGAGAGATACTAGCAGTTCCTAACTGTGCTCTAGAAACCTGAATAGTAGTAGACTCTGGACCATTTGAAATACCATTAATTAGGATAATTTCAGATCCGATCTGATATGTTTCACCTAAGACAAACGTTCCAGCATCAACAGGAGTATCTGTAGGATTGGTTGCATTAATAGTTTCAATAGTAGTTGTAGCAGCACCAATAGTATAACGAAGTTTTGCAATAGGAGTTTCTTGACCAGTTTCAAGGTTGATTTGCTCAACTCTTGCAACATCACCTGTCAGGTTAGTGATGGTCTCATTAAACTCAAACAAACCATTATTTGCAATATCTGTAATCGTATTCAAGTTAGCAGCAAATCCAGTAGCACTAACTTGGCAAAGTTCACCAGACTGGAAAGTTCCCTCTGTAACGAAACCAATAATATCATCGCCCTCTACCTTAGTAACTGTCAAACGAGCACCAGATACAATACCAACAAGTGTATTGTTGATAACTGGGAAAATACCACTGACATTAGTAAACGTTAGTCTCTTAGTCTGAATTTGATTAATAGTGATATTTACATATTTGACACTAGCAGGTGGTTGAGGTGGTTCAGCAAATACAATAGAATCACCTTGAATTTCAAAAGATGAACCAGGATTCTGAGCAACACCGTTGAGGTTGATCAAAATTTGATTTGCATTTGCAATGACAGGATTACCATCAACTGTCATAGGGAATGACGTTCTCTCACCATCAAAGAGATTTGAAACATCATCCAAACGTTGAACAACAGAAGTAAGGATGTTCTCAGAAGAAGTCAATCTCTTTTGACGGAACAGAACCTCTGTATTATTGAACTCGGAATAAATTGGTTCTGCAAGAGCAAAGGATTGAATATTAGGAACAATCGCATCTCTAGCGAGTTCAACAGACTTGGTTAATTCAAAATCAGTTTCTTTATTAGGAATGAAACTATACTCATTAAGATTCAGTTCACCAAAGACTTTGAAGGATGCGGGGTGTACATTCTTGATAAGAATTTCTTTCCAGTCATCGATAGAAACAGAAGACTGAACCGCATAAGAGAAGTCTTGATAATAATAAGAGTCTTGAATCTTCTGAATGATTTCAGAAGGTTTACCAACATCATCGATGAATTGACCAGTAGTCTTAGTAATAGAACCAATTTCAAGAACACCCTTAGCAATGTTCAGATCACTAATAACACCAGAAGATTTAGAAATAACACCAGTGATAGATTGACCTTCGATGAATTCACCATCATAATCAACAATCTTGACGATTCTAGGACCAACTTGCCAACCACTGTTAGTAGAAACAAAACCAGTTGCAGTTGCTTGATCAAAAGATGGACCTTGATATACAAGTTCACCTTCTAAGAAAGTAGATGTAATAACATTTGCTGTTGCAGCAGCACCAAAAGATTCAGTTAATACTTGCTGACGACCTGTGCCAGCGTTTACAAATCCAATTGCATCACCAAGTTCTGCGTTTGCTTGAGTGATTGCAAGTTTTAATTGATCATCTTCTAAAGAGTTTGCAGTTCCAGAGATTGCATAATATGTTGTATTACCATTCAGTCTACCAAGAGCACCTGCTGCTAATGGATATTCAATACCTTCACCAGTATCAATGGAGTTCAGAGTGACCTCAGCACCGTTCTGAATGCCATGTGGGAAAGCAAACTGTAAAAGACCCAAGTCAACGTTAACAACGTAGTTAAAGGACGATTTGAGTGCAATTGTGGGTGCAGAAGAATAACCAGCACCAGGATCTTTAACAATAATTTGATCAATACGACCATTCTTAATTGTTGCCTCAGCAATAGCACCAGATCCACCACCACCAGTAACTACAACTGCAGGTGCCTGAGAATAACCAGAACCAGGATCAGTAACGGTAATACTATCAAGAATATTAGTAGAGGTTAACTGTGCGTTGATTGGGAAAGTAATTTCTGGACGCAAAGTATAGTCATGAGAATAATCATAACCAAAGTTATTATTCTTGAGTTTCTTAATCTTACCAATATTGTTACCTTGAGCAAATACAACTGCACCAGAACCTGAAGGAGGAATAACAACTTCTAATTCTGCACCAGATCCCGTAAGACCAGGACCAAGAATTCCAGGAACAGATACAATATCAATAGATGCTGTGGTATATCCCTTACCAGGAGATGTTACAGAAACTTTTTGAACTTGACCAGGAATGTTTACACCCTCGTCAGTTGTACCATCAGCAACAGTAATTTCAACCAATCCACCTTCTCCATCACCTGCAATAGGAACACTTCTGTATACACCTACAGCATATTCAGTGCCAGGTTCTTTAATTTGAACTCTCTCAATCTGTCTAGTTGATTGAATACCAGTGATAACAGGAATCTTAGAGTAGAAACCACCACTGTTAACAATTCTAATGTCAGCAATAGCACTTACTGCTTTCTTAGAAGATGTGCTATATTTTGCGCGAGAAGTTGTTGCAACACCCTCTGGTTCGTTAATAAGAGGGAATTTCATAGTAATAGGACCAGTTGTAATAGTCTCACCAGCAGTGCTACTTACTCTGAATGTTCCAAGATAAGGTGAATCAACAATATCAAGATAACTTCTACTTGCAATAGGAGAATCAGAACCAAGTCTTGAAGGATCAAAGTAATAAGAAATATTAGTAACAATGTCTCTATCAACTTTTAATTTAACAGTAGGAGTGGGTTGTCCTTCTCCCGTTACACCAGGAGTTCCAACTCTTTCGATAGAGTTAAAAGAATACTCCAGTTTAAACAAATTATCCTTAGAGAATGAAAGGTTGGTTCCAACCATCGAGGAGTGACTAAGGTCAAACAGATATTGATGACCATAATACATCTTCAGAACAGGAGACTTAGCAAATATACTGACAGAAGATGCACTTGATGCAGGATCAGTTTGTGCAACTGCAGGTAACTTGTAAATAAATTCTCTAGAACTTACTACACGATCAACAGTAAATGATCCATCATATTCATCAAATACGTCTGAACCAATTTGTTGAGATGGATTACCATCAACAAAAATATTTTCTCCATCCGAGAGGTAATGTCTATCACTCGTGATAATATATACTTCATTAGTATTTGTAACAGCAGTACACTGAAGAACCTTATCTAAGGTAGTAATAATCGTTGCAGTAAGAACACCTGTCAAACCAGTGATTTGAGCGGTAGTAAATTCTGCATTAAAGGTAATTTGATTTGAAGCGATAGTAACTACAGATCCAGGAATAAAAGTAGATCCACCAGCGATAGAATCAATTCTAATGCGATAGTTATCAGTATCAGTAGCATCATATGCACGGAATACTGCAAAGTCATCAAGATTACCCTGACCAGTAGATGCTGCAGGAGTTCTATTCAGATTAAAATCGTTTAAAGCAATATCAAAGGTTCCAGGAGTTGTATTCTGAATAGTTGTAAAGGTATAATCCTTAATTTCATTAATATCAGTTGGAATGGGACCAACAATACCATAAGTGCTTGCTTCACTGAACTGTTCGGTCGAAAGTCTACCAGTGTTCAAATCATTGGACCAAGCATTATTATTAACCGCGACAAATACTTTATTATTAACTGTATCTGTGCTTAAAATATAACCACTGTTTACAAATGCACCAGCGGCAGTAGAAAGTTTTAATTTTGAACCAACTTTAAAATTGAAGCTCTGGTTAATGGTAAGTTCTTGAACATTATCAATTTTGATAGTGTTCGTAACCTTCATATAATATCTGTCCTTAACACTCGCAGTAACAGAAAGTTTTTGCGATCCAGGTGAAGGTACAGTTGCAGTTCTGGAACTCCAAATATCTGTGGTCTGAGTAATAGACTCACTATCTTGGAACATGTTGATTGTAGCATCGTCATAATCCAGATTCTGTAATCCTGACTCACCCAAAGCAAGACCAATATTAGTTACAGTGAGACCTACTCCAGTTACAGGAGTTACAGCAGTTCTAGTAAATGCTACATTGGTATTCGTATTTCCAGTTTTGGAACCAAGACGGGTGGAATCAGAATTCTTATCAGTTTTAAGGACCCAACCAATGTAATCAATATAATCATAACGACTGAGATAATTTGTAAAGAATGCAGTATCATTCCAAGTAATATTAAGACCAAATCCTCCAGAAGTAGGTAGAGCACCAGCATCACTAGGAGCAGTAGGGGTGATTGCTCTATTCTTGAGACGGATATTGTCGAGATAACCTTGGAACTGTTCATTTGAACGGAACTGTCCCAATGTACCGCTTCTACCAGGAATATTACCAAAGAACAGATCTTTAGAACCAAGAGAAGTATTTGTAATGGTTCCAGTAAAGACTTGGATACCATTTACATATCCAGTAAAGACATCACCTTCTTTCTTCAGACCAATAAACTGCCAAGTGTTATCAGCAAACATTGTTGTCTGAGTAGACTGAAGTGCCGAACCTGCAGAGTTCAAAGCAGTTACATTATTAGTAACTACAAGTTCAAGTCTTCCACTACTTAAATCATAATACAACCAGAGACCACCAGTAGTGACTGTGGCATCACCGATTGCCATCAGGGTTACTTGTGTCTGACTGAAAGTATTGTATTCAGATCCATTCTTATAGACCATGAACTCACAAGTCCAATCACCAGCAAGTTTTGTTCCTAATTGTGCTGCGGGCATCTTGATTGCAGCATTTTCCCAAGATGAAGGAGATGCGGTTTGATAACCCTGAATAAGAGCAGATTCTGCTAAGAATCTTACAGATTCACCAGTGCTTAAGAAAGTAGGTGTGTAATGTGCAGTAATATCAGTAGTTTCGCCAGAACTAAATGGGAAGATAAACTCATTTCTATTCCAAGATGTCTGACCCATAGGATAAACATCACCAGAGTTATCAACTGCAAGAGCATTTACACTCAAACCTTCGATATTGTTAATAGTAAAGGCATTGTTGGTTTGCTTAACCATCTTGCCATCATAATCAATTTTAACAGTATCTACAGTCTTATAACCAGTAGTATCGTCAGTTCTACTATATGCAACATTTAGTTCACCAAAGATATCAATTACACTTCTATTCACCATCTGAATACTATTTCCAGTAGGTGCTGCATAACGATAATTCCAAATTAAAGAACCATCGGTATCAAACTTACCAACCCAGAAACCATCTTTAGTTGTATTATTAGATTTAAGTCTAGTGGTAGAAACGACATATAATTCGTTGAATTCATCTACAACCAGACTAGTATCTAAGAATGAATAAATGCTATTACCAATTTCTTTAGTCCAATCAACTGTAATAATAGAAGTACCAATAGTTGCTTTACCCAGAGAAATTTTAATATCGGTAGCACTAGAATTATCCGCAACTTCCATGATGAAGTATACAGAATCACCAAGAACAACTAAATCAGTAAGTTTTTCAGATCCAGATGCAGTTGCAATCTTCCTCTTAGCTGCAAAACCACCAGTGCTATCAATACTAGCGATAAAAGCATCAAAAGGATTTGAAGAGTTGGTATTAGTGTAACCACCAATAATGAAACGAGAATCAGAATATGCCTTAATAGAAGTTACATAGTCTGCTCTAGTAGAACCAGAAATACCCGCATATCCTTTTTGGAAATCTAAAGTTGCACTAAGACCATCTTCTGATTGAGTATATTTTGCAAGGAAAACATCTGGGTTGTACACCGCAAGAATCGATGCATTGGGTTTATTCTCACCAACTAACCAAATAGCATCTCCTCTAACATCCATACGGATGAATTCTGTGTATGTTTCACCAACTTGACTTTCTAAACTCTTTTCCCACTCTTTAATACCAAGTTCGGAGAATTTAGCAACAAATGCAACTTCATTGTTGTTTGCATCGAGAGTTTTACCACAAACATACAGTTCTTTATCACTATTGATATAAGAATCATTAATTTTTACATAATTTTGATTTGAAAGCAGAGAAACATAATAATCTGCTTTTTTAAAGATTTGAGGATGACTAATAATAACTCTGGGATCTTTAGTATATGAAGAACCAGAATTTACAATGTTAACTTGTTCAATCGATCCGACTTGACTTACAACTGCTTGTAAAGAAGCAGAGTTACCATCACCATCAATTTTGATTGTAGGGGGAATTTCATCATCATAACCAGAACCTGTCTGATTGATGATAATTTCTTCAATACCTTTTAATTGTCTTACTACAAACTGTTTATTGGTAGACTCCATGACAGGAGTGTAATCAACAAAAATTTCATCTCCAGTAACAATATTGTGAGGTGAAGAAGTTGATAAAACACCGTAGTAAGTATCTTCAATGTTTTCAAATGTATATGAAGATACTGTCTCACCAGTAACTTTAGAAACTCTAGCAGAAACACCCGTTCCATCAGTTCCAGCATTATCAAAGATAATGATATCATCAACCTGATAACTTGTTCCTGGATCTTCAATTGTAAATCCAGTTACAGCAGCATCTTCAAACTTAGTGATCGTTTCAACTTCAATATCAACCTTAGAGTCAAGTCTTACTGAAGGGAAGTAATCAAAGAGTTGTAAAGGAGACTCCTCAAAAATTTGATCGGGATCATCAATTTCATCTTGACTGATAATACCATCGCGATTTTCATCCTCAACTTCAAAAAGGAGAACATCACCATTTTCAAGTGTCAGAGCGTTAGTAGACGCATTAGGAGCACGTTCAACATCAATATCTACGTTCTCATAAGGATCTCTAAATCTAACAACACCAGATGGAATATTTTGCTGAATTGCATTTTCATCAAGATTCCATATATCAACAACCGAGTTATAGCTTGGTCCAATTACATATGGGAAAACAGGATTACCATCTTCTGTAGCGTCAACAGTAACAAAATAGCAATATCTGCCCTCAGCAAACTCTGGAGTTTTACAGAAACGTCCATTATATTGATCTAAATCACCAGAACCAAAAATGTACTCATAGTCTTCTACAAATTTGCCAGCGATTTCATCATTTAAAGAAGGACCAGCAGTTCTCTTAGGATATGGATTAGTAATTTCATCATAAACTAATTCAGTCTTCAGAGAGTAAGAACTATTCAATCTAGCAATAGAAGAAGACTGATTAGTTGGGTCAGAATAACCATAAGGACCATAGATGGGATTACCATCATACGCCCAACCAATAATAGGTGAGTGATCTAATTGAGTCTCTTGTTCTTTAATTTGAGAAAGATTATTTACAAATAAATTATCGCCAAGAATATATCTTAATCTTTGAGGATTGGATAAGTGTGCATATTCACCACCATACTGATTATTAAGACCTGCAAATACAGAACCCTTTGCAGTATCAAATGTAGTGGTTTCTTGTAAGTTATAAGTCCACTGGAAAACATTTGCTGTGAATTTAGCATCTTGACCAATAGAATTCAGGTTAATAATAGTAGTTCCCTGAATATAATTAATACCTCTGTTTAAAATTTCAATTCCAGTAACTCTACCAGCATTTTCACCATCAGTATCAATTGTTGCACGAGCAACCGCACCAAAACCATCACCTTGAATTGTTACTTCAGGTGCAGTGGTATAACCTTGACCTGCAGAAATAATAGCGATCGAAATAATACGACCGTTTTGAACAATTGCTTGAGCAACTGCACCTGCACCAGAACTCAAAGTAACATCTGGAGTAGATGTGTAAGATGCACCACCACTAGTAACACCAATAGATTTAATAGGACCACGAACAGATGCAGTTGCTGTAGCACCTGTACCGCCGCCACCAACAATAGTGATAGAGGGTTGAGATGTATATCCAGTTCCTCCAGAATTCATCAAGACCCGAGAAACTACACCTTTGGTTACAATAGCAGTTGCTGCTGCACCAGAACCACCTCCACCAACAATAGAAACGAGAGGAGAAGAAGTATATCCAGATCCACCATCGTCAACTACAATTTCAGTAATAGATCCATCAACAACAACACTTGCAGATGCACCACTACCACCACCATTAGCAATAGTAATTACTGGTGGTGAAGCAGCATCATAGTCCTGTCCAGCATTATCAATACTAATACTAGTAACAGGTCCAAAAGTTTTCTTAACTGTAGATTTGTAAGACCAAATTGATACACCATTAACCCAAGTTCCAATAGAACCAGGATTAATCAAGTCTTTTGTCGAAATAGTATTTGGAAGCAGAGGGAATCTGTTCAGTTTTCTCTGGTTGCCAGGAAGCAATGCAGAACCTGGAAAAGGACCAATGTTGTAGTTGGGAATACCAGTAGACGCAACATAAACATAATTGTCGTTAAAGAACGAGTTTTGAATATTGGTTGTATAAGGTCCAATACTATTTGCAATGGCAGTATTCTCAGACTTACCTTTGTTAAGGTCAACTGAAACAAGGATATTGCCCTGAGGTGTAACTTCAGCAGGTTGTGGTAATTGATACTGGAATACAGTTGCACTATCTCTAGAAGTTACTAAAAATGATCCATTATAAAGAATGGGATTTGCACCGTAGACAGTAACTTGATCACCAACCAAAAGACCATGAGGATTTTCACATGTAACTGTAGCAAATTGATTATTAACACCACCATAGGTAATACTGGTGACTGTAACTAATTTTTTAACATTATACAACCAAGTAGTCAATTCAGGTTTAATTGAAGTACCACCTAATTTGGAAACAGTCAGTTTATCACCAGCAAGGTAATATGAACCAGTATCAGTTAGAGTTGTTTGTTGAGCATCAACAATACCAACAATATTCATTACTACTTCTTGAGAAGTTCCTTTGTTGACATATACAACTAAGTTTGATGTAACTTCTGTAGCAGAATCCCAATCTTCAACAACATCGTTTACAGAACGAGTACACTCAATAAACTGGTTAAGAGATTTTTCTTTATATTGAACAACTTCTGCTCCACCAATAATAAATTCACCGTTTCTTTCTGGCCAACCAATTGTGGAGTCAACAGTAATAATACTGTTATCTGTGCCGAGAGGTTCCGCTAATTTTGTCTTATAAGGAACTGTAAATACACCTTGAATAGTTTCTTCTGAAAGAACTAATTCAAAAATTTCTAAATTGGATGTTTTAATGGAAATATAATTTTCAATCAAAGCACTTGCTGCTTTTACATTAGTATCAGCAATACTTTCTTCCTGTGTTAACAGACCATCTTTAATATTTCTAGGATCACCACTAACTAAAGTTGCACGCAAAATAGTATCAATAGACCAAGTTGCCGCAGAAGGTTTTGTGATCTGATCTTTTGGATATGAAATAGTGACTTCTTCACCATAAAGAAGTTTAAACAAGTATGCAACGCTGTAAGAAGTACCTTTTGTAGAGTAAAAATCTTTTACAGACTTAATTGCTGTACGAACGTCAATCTTCGTATAGTCTAATTCAGGAACATCTGGCAAGAATTGTTCCGTATATTTGTCAAGAAGTCTCTTAACAAAGAGAGCATCAAGACATTTTACTTGAGAGTCTACGGAAGCTGTTGCTGCAGTAGTATTATTAGAGAAAATTGCATTACCACTTTCAGTATATCCAGTGATTCCACTTGCCGCTCTAGCGCACCCATTAAATGCTGCTTTCTTATACCCTTTACCACTTTTATTTACTTTAAAACCAGTAACTTCATTCAGACCTGGTTCAACAGATGCTCTTGCTTGAGGGGGACTTTGAATTACAACAGTAGGAGGATTTGCAGAAGAATATCCAGAACCAAAATTGCTGATGTTAATATCAGTAATCTTACCATTAAAAATAGCAGCAGATGCGGTTGCACCTGTTCCATTTCCTGCAGGATCAACAATATAGACGGAAGGAATATCCTCATATCCGCTACCACCATCTAATAGTTCCACACTGACAACACGTCCATCAGCGTCAACCAAAGTTTCTAAGACTTGAGCGCCAACTGGATCAATAATAGCAACTCTAGGTGTAGAAGTATAACCTTGTCCAGCATTTAAGATAGTAATACTAGTAACCTTTCCGTCAGTTATATTCGCTCTCAGTGCCGCTCTAATGCCGTCTGCACCCAAAGGTTCATCAATGTATACCAGAGGAGCAGTTGTATACCCCTGACCGCCATCTGTGACAGGAATAGTTCCGCTTAATGATCCACTAATAATAGTTGCAGAACCAAGTTTAGCGCCACCTGGTTGTTTGAAAGTGATTCTAGGATTAAAAGTATATCCACTACCCGAACCAATGATCTCAACATCAGTAACAGAACCGTTAGTTACAGTTGCCTTTAGAGTTGCAGGTGTAGAACCTGCGGCAGTAGGTGACTGAATTTCTACAGTTGGAGGGTTGGTATCACTATAACCCTTACCACCATCAAGAAGTACAGCGTTTTTAATTCCGTTAACTAAAGCAGTTGCGGATGCACCTGCGCCAGTTTCTCCCTGAATACTGACTTGAGGCGGATATTCATATCTGTATGCCGCACCAGTTTTATTAATCGAGATGTCAGAAAGTTGTCCATCGTTATTAACACGGGCATATCCAAGAGCACCCGCGCCAAAACTAGGAATAGGTGCCTCAATTGAATACAGAGACAGGAATCTACCATTTAAAGGAGGAACTTCAAAAATGAAAATATCACCATCAATAAAATAGTCTACTCTAGGGATAAGCAGTTTATTGTCATAAACCGCAAGAACATATTCATCAACAATAGGACTATAAGATTCACCATTACGAGTGATCTTAAATTCCGTTACGCCCTCACCAAAAGAACCTGAAATATTATCGAGTGCAAGAATATTACTATCAATGAAACCACCAAGATAGAAAATACTGGTTTCAGATACATCATCACCCGTTTCCTTGGTTCTAGGAGCAGTTGTGAAGACAATATCAGTACCATCAACTGTATAATCAAGATTAGGAATTAAGACCTTACCATAGGTCTCTACAATTAAATGCTGTGCAGAAGGTGCAGGAATTGGTGTAGATTGAGAAGTAAGAGGGAATCTAACAGTAGTTCCATCATACTCATTAATGAGTTGAGCAAGGTCAGTCCACTTTAATTTTACCTGATCATAGGAAATACCAGGACTCAGAGAAATAGCAGGAGCAGAGGTTGTATTTTCATAGTAAATTACCTCATCACCAATAAGGATACTACCATCATTCGATAAAAAACTATCAACAGACTCAACAACGATCGTATCATCAGTATCACCAACTGCTTCTACAATTTTGGTGGCACCATCAAGAATATCAACTTCCAATTTGTCAATATCAAGATATGACAAGAAGTTATTAATAATGTTCTGTCCTAAACCCGTTTTTTCTTGAGATCTATAATAATACTCAATAAACTTGTTAAACAGAGGATATTCCGTCCTCAAAAAGTCGGGAGACTGAGAGGGGATAGACTGGGAGACCTTATTAATATTCATCTTAGAAGCAAGAAGAGTCGCTGAGTGAACCTAAATTGGTTAAATCTGGGATATCCAAAAGCGTAGGCGTTTGGTTGAAATCCGTTGGTGTCAAACTATTTAGAGGGATTGTTGGTGGAGGAGAGGTTCCAATAGGATTGACTGAAATGTTTGGAGTAATGATATTAATAATCGTTCCAGGAGTTGTTGCTGGAATAGTCGAATTGTTTGCTGGAATGAACACTACAGGGATCTGTAGACCCGTTGGAAGCAGATTAGGATCAGTTACCTCACCAGCACCAGTTGAGGGGTCACTGATGGTCGTAGAACCTGCTGGAGGCAAGTTATTACCTGCACCGATTACATTAACAGGACCGAAACAAATCTGACCTGTTTCATAGTTGATAGTTCCTGCTTTATTATTGGTGTAGATCTTTCTAATACCTGTATTGTAGAAAGTTCTTAAGTTACCATATCCATCATCTTCAAACTGTTGATCAACACCAGGTCTATCAGCAGTTCTGAATGTACCAGAGACAACTACAGGTTCCTTTTTACAACTTCCATCCGATCCATCAAGACTAGGAGCACTATTGTAAAGAGGATTACCAATAGAAATGCAGTATGTGTTAGTTTGATTAGTATTTGGTTTAATATACTTTAAAATTGTTACTTGTAAGGAAACATCACTAATTGCTTTGTTGGAAAGTGTAATTGCTTTCTCTAATTGCTGTGCTCTAAAAGTAGAATTGAAATTATTAATTCCTGTTTGAGTTCCCCAATCTAATACACCACTATTAATGTTTGCTTCAATCTCAGTAGCATTAGAACCGCCACCAGTATCATACAATGCAAACACTTTAATATTGATAAACATATCGTCAGGATCGACAATAATTGGATCAATAGATGCCATTGCATAAGATCTTAAATTTGATGCAATGTCTTTTTTAGTCTGATCGTTTAGAGTAGTGCCTGATTTTGTTTTAATTACGATGTATACTTTTCCGTAAATAGGCGGATTTAACGTATCACCACCATATGCAACTACAGAAGATGCGTTATCGTAAATATTTTTAGTAATAATTGCGTAATCTTGTGCTGTTACAGCGCGATATTGTGCAGAATAGTATCTTGGTGCATTATATTTGATAGATTCAACGCTCTCGGCCGCGGCACCCTGTTGAGATTTATCTTTAACAGTGACATTTACAGTGGTTGGAGTGTATGCTTGATCAAAATTATCAATCATTCTGCCAGTAAAAGAAAATCTAGCATTGTTATTTGCCTCTGGACCAGAAGTAACAAGATATTCAAGATCTACAACTTCCCCATCTCTAAGTTTTCTACCAACACTATCATCACCAAAACGAATCTCATAGCGCATATCCTCACCTTCTGCAAGGAAATATGATCTACTAGTAGGTGATATTGTAGAAACTGTCTCTACTCTATTGTAAATATCAAACTGTGTTGAAGATTCATTGGGTCTAACTTTTACAGTTAGGGTGCTAATGTCCGCATCTTCAGAAGGAATTTTATAAGTTTGTTTTGCAAACGTATTAACAACGTATGAGAAGGTCACTAAACTACCTTCATATACCATTAAGTTGTCAAAAAATACTTTACCAGTAGTTTGATCGACAGAAGCAGTTTTATCATTCAGAATATTCCAAATATAATTTCCACCAGTACAAACAGCACCCTTCTTAAGGGTAACTGAAGTAGGATACTCTCCGTTAACTTGTGTAGTTTGTAATTCTAGATATAAGCACGCTTTTGACGATATAATCGATCTTGGGACATAATTTAAGAGTTTTGCAATATTAACAATATTATCCCTTACCGTTGCTGACGTTAAAAACGTCTCATTCAGTGCCATGTTGGCATTGAACGCTGTGTAATATGTGTTATACGCTAAAATGTCAATAAGATACGACAAAGACGAACCATCAAAGTCGTAATCGGTAAACTCAGTGCGAGTTCTCAGATACGACTTGATAGAAGACTTTACATCTTCAAAATCTAATGCTGTTAAATTGTTGGGTTGCATTATTCGGGTCTCTGTAAGATAAATTCGATTGTTTCCACGATAGGCAAACCAACTACTTGGTACTCAACAGAGACGTTAAGTTTATTTCCCTCGTAAATCGGCGTCACAATCACTTCTGTGAGTCTTACCCTAGGTTCATACTGATTAATGGTATTTATGATCTCATCCTTAATTGAATCTGCAGTGAAACCATCCAGAGGTTCAAAAAGTAACTGAGTTACGTTAGAACCTTTAACTGGTTGAAATGGTTTCTCTCCAGGAGCAGTCATAATTAAATTTTTGACTGCCTGTTTGATTGAATTGTCATTGACAACGGCAGAGAGGTCATCAGTGAAAGGATTTCGTGCAAAATTGATCGCCACGTCTTTAAACGAGCGGGATTTTGTAAATTCTTTCCCTCCTATTTTCTTAAGAGCCATCGCTGCCGTAGTTTATACCAATAGTATTTATCGTCCTTGACCACGATAACGCTTTTTAGCGTTATTTCTGCTAGTTGAAGCGTATTTTGTATGTTGTCCAGATCCTTGACGAGTTTTTTTGGGAACGGACTCGATCATGTTGCTGCCACTGAGTGACTTTTTAACTTTTGCCATAATTAAATGCTTAAATTCCTATAAAAACGTTAATACTAGAACCCGTTACCACTGATAAACAGGGGAAGGCGGTGGAACCATCGCCAAACGGGTCGGAGAAGCGTCCAGCACGTCTGCCATTGATAAAGACAGTCTTGCTGGTTGCAAATAGTTTACGGGCGTGTCCTACTGGCGCTTCTCGACCCGCTGTAGTGCCCATTGTACACCACCAAGCAGGTGTATTCAAGGTAGTGAAACATTTATAACCAATAGAACTGGTTGTAAATTGTGTAGGTGTTGGGTGAGTAGTTAAAAGATCCTGATCAATGATCGGATATGCTTTATTGATGAAAACATTCCTAGTCGCTGTTAAGGGAGTAAAAGGTGCTTGCATCAGCGGTGGCCAGATAGCAACCGCATTGACCGCTGGCATGGCAACAGGTTTGATTGTAGGACTCAGAGAGGGGTGTGGGCAGTTAGGGAGTAGTCCACCACCCAAACCAGGATGGTGAGACGCCCCTGATCCAACACCGTGACCACTACAGGGTCCTTGATAGATTGCTGCTGCTAAACCTGCCATTTTAATCTGCGAATGGATTACCTTTTGCGTCAGTAGCGAGTGATACTGTTTGTGCTCCCTGAGTTAAATCATGAAATATTCTCATAGTTCCAGTTGCAGTCCATTGTTGAACACCTGGTCCTGTAGGAGGTGCAACTGTTGGAAACATTGTATATTGAAGACTCGTTGTAGTTGTTGTCCCAGTAGGTTGACCATTTTCATCAACATCATTAGTTTGTGAACTTGAATCTGAGTTGCCTGCAGGAGCATTACAGGTAAAGTGAGAACAACCAGTTTGAACAGGAGTCATTGAAAGAGTTACAGTAATAGTCCTCTCCCTTGCAGGATCAGGTCTATACTGCCGCATAATGTATTTA